CCCCCAATATACTGTATTAATCTTGATGGTGAACCTGAGAGATGGGAATCAGCTGAAAGTATGTTTAAGGAATGGGATGTTGAAAACTATACTCGTGTCTCTGCGTATGATGGTCGTGAAGATGACTTAAGTGATATATTAAAAGGAAAGTATCCTGATGGAATGTCATCAAGTGAAGTAGGTTGTACTACATCACATCTCAAAGCAATAAAAATGTTTCTTGAAACTGATGAACCTTGTGCTTTGATGATGGAAGATGACTGTGATATATCTACCGTTCTACATTGGGGATTTACGTGGAAAGATTTTTATGCAAAGATACCTTATGATTATGATGTTATACAATTAGCAATCATCAACCCTGCTACAGTATATGCTCAGTTACATCGTAGATTTATTAATGACTTTTCAACTGCTTGTTATTTAATTACAAGACATCACGCACAGAAACTTGTAAATCTTCATTGTCGTGGTGATAAGTATAAGTTAGACCAAGGTTCTAAACCCAGAGCAGTCGCAGATGATTTAATATACAACTCAGGAAATACTTTTGCAATACCTTTATTTCTTTACAAACTTGAACTAGGTTCTTCGATACATGATATACACATTCATGTATTTCACAAATCAAGTTATGAAGGTATATGGCAATTCTGGAGATGCTCTTCAACAAATATTGAGGATTGGAATAAGATGTTTGATTATGACCCCTACTTTAATCGTGTTCCACCAGGTTTTGAGAACAAATAATAAGTAAAACTTATATTCTTAATAATTTTTTAATAATTATATTAGCATTTCATAACTGGGATCATCTCTGAAATGTTAAGTTTCTTGACAAAATTTTATATTTACTATATAATATTGTTACATAAATTAATATTTCAATGACAGTCACAACTGAATCAGGTGGAAGACAAAACGCTTTCCCAAATGAAACAAGACCTTATATTGACGAAAGTGCTTCCTATGAGGGATATCCTCAGAACGCTGAGAAAGTTAATGGTCGTTGGGCAATGATTGGTTTTGTTGCACTTCTCGGTGCATATGTTACCACAGGTCAAATCATACCAGGTATTTTCTAATGGATCACGCACATCCATACTGGAAATACGCAGAGAAGATCAATGGTCGTCTCGCAATGCTCGGTTTAGCAATCGGCACAATCAACTACGTTCTATTCGGAGCGATAGCACCAGGTTTCTTCTAAGATGAAACTTAACACACAATTTACAATTCAAAAAAGGTACAATCCAATGACACCAGAAGCAGAAAGATTTAATGGCTGGGCAGCAATGCTTGGTTTCGTTGCAGCATTAGGAGCATATGCAACAACAGGACAAATCATTCCAGGAATTTTCTAATGACAACACCAAAACCAATTGAACCACAAAAAAGGGTTGCTGAGACACTTAATGGCAGACTTGCCATGATCGGCATCATCGCAGGTATCGGAGCATACCTAACAACAGGACAACTCATACCAGGTTTCGTATAATGTTTAATCGCAATCCAGTGCCCTTCAAAGTTATACCTTATATCTTTGCAGCAGCATTATCACTTAGCACAATCACAGGAGTGATTGTATAATACATGGGAGACTTTCAATTAGCAGCGGATTCTTATCCTATCTGGAAAGCGATACTATGGTGTTTCTATCCAGTAGGTTCTTTAGTCGCTATTGAATTATTTTTACGTTCGATAAATGACGATGACGATGATGATGAAGGTGGTGGAGTTATGACACCAGTGTATCAAGGAGCATAATGGATAAAGAACATCCTTATTGGAGATGGGCAGAACTCATCAACGGAAGAATGGCAATGGTTGGTATTGTAGCAATGGTTTTATCCAAACTACTTACTAACCATCTTTTTTTCGGTTTATATTATTAAATACCTATATAATAAGTAATTATACCTACTAAATTAAATGTATCAAGGAATTTTCATTGGAGTATTAGGTGCTTATGTGTTGTTAAGCGGATCTATTTGCACTTTTGTATACTCATGATATGATAAATATCATCAATTAAGTATACCTTTATGGATCATCACCACATAAACGACCTATGGGAAGATATGGATCGTCTAAATGCGATGTACGAAGAACTCATGTGGGATCATGAAGACTTTTTAGAATTTTCAGCAGACTATAAAAATAATCAGATAATTATCAGGAATAGATCACAAGATAGTGACTAATTTTTAAAAGTATGATATAAATATTGGAACTTCTTTATTTGTATGAACGGTAGACTTAACAAAGTTGCGATGACCGCAAGAATTATGAGAATGAAAACAGGTTTATATGATAAGTCTTGGTATCCAGAGTGGGATGATCGTCAAAGAGGTGCAGCAAATCGTATTCTTACGAATGTTTTAGAAGTATTGGATGAATATTGGGAATAGGGGTTGACACGAAGTGTAAAGTTGTGTTAAGATAAATAACGGAAGGTGTTTCTTTTAACACATTACAGCTCCCGCTAACCAAGACCTATGGGAGGATAAATTACGTCTTAATATCCAGTAGTGAGGGATTACTGGAAATAAGTTTCGCATCTACCCTTGATGCCCTACTTACAAACGTCTTACTAATGACAACTCTATCTAATACACGCAGACAGGGTGGTCTCCTTCAGGGATGGCCAGAATTCTGCGAGTGGGTAACATCAACAAACAACAGAATCTATGTTGGTTGGTTCGGTGTACTCATGATCCCATGCTTGCTCACAGCAGCAGCATGTTTCATCGTTGCATTCATTGCAGCACCTCCTGTCGATATCGACGGAATCAGAGAACCAGTAGCGGGTTCTTTCTTATATGGTAACAACATCATCTCTGGTGCAGTTGTTCCATCATCAAACGCTATAGGTCTACACTTCTACCCTATATGGGAAGCAGCAACTGTTGATGAATGGTTGTACAACGGTGGTCCTTATCAGTTGGTTATCTTCCACTTCCTTATTGGAATTTCTGCTTACATGGGCAGACAGTGGGAACTATCATATCGTTTAGGTATGAGACCATGGATCTGTGTAGCATATAGTGCTCCAGTATCTGCAGCGTTTGCTGTATTCTTAGTATATCCATTTGGTCAGGGATCTTTCTCTGATGGTATGCCTCTAGGTATATCTGGTACATTCAACTTTATGTTTGTATTCCAAGCAGAACATAATATCTTAATGCATCCTTTCCATATGGCAGGTGTAGCAGGTATGTTCGGTGGATCACTTTTTAGTGCTATGCATGGTTCACTTGTAACTTCATCTCTAATCAGAGAAACAACCGAAGAAGAATCACAAAACTATGGTTACAAATTCGGTCAAGAAGAAGAGACATATAACATTGTTGCTGCTCATGGATACTTCGGTAGATTAATCTTCCAGTATGCATCATTCAACAACTCTCGTTCATTACACTTCTTCTTAGCAGTGTTCCCTGTCGTATGTGTATGGTTAACTTCCATGGGTATATGTACAATGGCATTCAACTTGAATGGTTTTAACTTTAACCAATCAGTTGTAGATGTTAATGGAAAAATCATTCCTACATGGGGTGACGTATTAAATAGAGCAAACTTAGGTATGGAAGTTATGCATGAAAGAAATGCACACAACTTCCCTCTTGACCTAGCATCTGCTGAGTCAACTACAGTTGCTTTAACTGCTCCTTCTATTGGTTAATAAATACCACTGAGACATCTTTCGTGCTGTCTCTACAAGTCGGAACAAACCCAAGACCTCCTTCGGGGGGTCTTTTTTATGTTGACTTGACAATTTAGTGCTCACCTGATACACTAAAAACAATAGATATAGAAAACAAACAATGAAACTTTTCTTAGATACTGCAGATACTGCATTGATTTCTAAGTATTTCCAATCAGGATTAATAGATGGAATAACAACCAACCCTACTCTCATTATGAAGAGTGGTCGTAATCCATGGGATGTCTATAGAGAGTTAGACAACTTAGGTCTAACAGATATTAGTATGGAAGTAGTAGGTGATGCATCTGAGATGGTCAGAGAAGGTCGTAAACTTTCTGGTGCATTTGGTGATACAGCAACTATTAAAGTTCCCTGTACACCCGATGGATTGAAAGCGTGTCACGTTTTATATGGGCATGGTATACGTGTAAACGTTACCCTCATCTTTAGCGTGTCTCAGGCGATCCTAGCGGTCAAAGCAGGTGCTAGATACTTATCTCCATTCGTAGGTCGTGTAGACGATCAGAGGTTTGGTGGATGTAATCTAATCAAGAGAATAAGAGAAGTTCTTCCCGTACATATATGTGCACAGTATAATATGCCTGAGATCCTATCTGCATCTATTAGATCAGTAGGAGATGTTGAGCATTCATTTGCACAAGGTGCTGACATAGTTACTATGCCACCTAAGATTTTTGATGGTATGTATAAGCATGTATTAACTGATGTTGGTGTAGAAATCTTTGATAAAGATTGGGAAGCAGTTCAACTATCCAAGGAGCAAGCAGCATGACTGAAGACACAATCAGAAAGTATACCTATACAAAAGATGAGGTTGATATTTTGATTGCAGCAGCAGTTGAGGAAGCAAGAAGAATAGATGAAGAATCAATGGCAAAGCATAATCGTGAAGCAACTGTCATTAGTATGATATTAGGTTTTACTACTCTTGCACTATTCATTGATGGTTTATTAAGAATTTTAGGGATTGTTCCACCATTCATGCATATTGATGTTAATATATTAGATGACATAGCAGATAAAACTAAATCATTAGTTGAAAAGGATTTATCTCCTATACTAAATAAAATACCAAGGAAATTTTGATGCATTTAATTATTATGACGGTAGCAATTATATTAATTGTTGCTATAATTTGTACTTTAGTATACTATAATCCACACAATTAATGGCAGTTCTTCCTGTACTATATCTTCTAGCAATGGTGTCTCTACTTGTAGTTGCACTAAGATTGATGTGGTTTAATGTGAATCAAATTAATAAGATGTTAAACAACCCAGTTGAGGTTAATCCAAGGTTACAACATCCAGAACTAGAGAATGTAAAGAATGGTGATGAGTTAATGGTTGTGAAGTTTAAACCAGAGATTGATTCAGAAGGAATGTTGGATATAAAATTTACTCCTGATGATGAATTCAGTGATCGGTTTCTTAGAAAGTCACTTAACGAAAGATTAGATGAACTTGAAGAAGATGAAGATGAAGACGACGATGATGGAGATATCATAGTAAGAGTATGAGTGAAACCTACATGGAATTACTTATTATTGCTGTAATAGCATTGGGTGCTACAACAGCATGGGGTATAGTATTAATAATAGATTTCCTTAGACCTGTCAAAAAGACAGCAAGAAAATTAAAGAAGATGATGTATATGGCACGTTCTGTTTGGGATGAATTAGACGAAGAAGATTAAGAAAGTATTAAATGTAACACAACTTGACTATATAGTGTGGGTATGCTAACATACCTTTACGTTCATCCAAATGATAGAACTCACACTACTGGCATCACTCCTCGCTGAACACAACGCTTCCCACTGGGAAATGTCATGTGCAGAGTGGAACCGAAACAGAATTGAGATACTTAGCGATAAGAATCTTAACTCTGATGCTCACGAGTATCTTATAGATTACTTGAGAACTAAAGTGTCAGACGACTGTGATGCTTATATCATTGGACGCAAGTAAGCCGACTCGGAACGGATTCGTTCATCCTTATGATTGAAACTTTAATTGCTGCATCAAGTGCTGTTACTACTATAGTTACAGTATCATGTACAGATATAAACACTCTTGTTGATCGTGCTAAAGTCTACCCTGACCTTAGTGTAGAAGATAGACAGGAAATTATTGAGTTGTATTATGATTTTGGTGAAAAGTATGGTTTAGATTGTAGGGACGCAAAAGCCGACTGAAGGAACGGATTTAAACATCCAACTACTTTAGGAGAAACCAAATGGCACAAGTCACATACCGTGGTGTTGCATATGACACCGATAGGAACAAAGCAAAGCAGACTAACAAGGTCGATCTAACTTACCGTGGTGTAAGACAAGAAAAAGAACTTACAAGTCTTAAGTGATTGAAATTTTTGAGATATGTATAGCATCTGCTATCTTTCTCACAATCATAACTGCTGAACTTAAGTTTCTATATGGAAAATAAAACGAAGGGGTTGTACCCCTTCTTTTTTTATGTTATAATTAGTAGAAATACAAAGAATTATGCGAGAACAGTTAATCAAAGCACTTCTTGCTCATGCACAAGGAGACATTCAAAAACATGTAGCAAATGTTGAGGTATATTTGGCTAATCCTGTGGGTATCGGAGAACACTCAAATATCGTAGAGGCAATAGAGGGTGAATTAGACATGATTGCAAAATATCAGGATCAAATAGATATAATCCAAAAATATTTCAAAAAGTAATGGACAGAGAAAAACTTAAATTACTAGTTCGACAACTTGAATTAGTTGTGGACAATATAAAGGCAGAAGTGTTATCTGATACTGATGCATATTTGACGATAGATACTTATGAAGAAGTAAAAAGGTCAAAACCTCATGATTTGGGATATGATGAAATTTTTGAGGATGATGAATGAATGAGACTAGTAGAGCAAAAAGATTAATTAAGTTACTTGAGAGACTTTTGAAGAAAAGAGAACTTTATGATGAAGATAAACTAAAATGATCAAAGAGCAATTGAAAACCGCTAAGAATGAACTAGCAATAATTGAAGAAAAAACATCTAAAGGATTTAAATGAACGTATCTCTTGTAAGTGTATCACCCGATGCTGAAAAGCACATGGCATATTGTGCTCGTGTAAGTAATCCTAATAATCAGGACAATGAAAATTATGCAGGTCTGTTGAGATACTGTATAAAACATCAACATTGGTCAATTTTTGAGCAAGCATTTATGACTCTTGAAATTAATACTACAAGAGGACTTGCTGCTCAAATATTGAGGCATCGTTCTTTCACGTATCAAGAGTTTTCTCAAAGATATGCTGATAGTAATTTATTAGGAGAAATTGAATTACCAGAATTAAGGAGACAAGACACAAAAAATCGACAAAATTCAATAGATGATTTAGATCCTGCAGTTGTCGAAAAACTAGAAAAACAAATGAATACTTTGTTTAGTTCTTCTTTGGCATTATATAATCAAATGTTAGAATCAGGTGTAGCAAAAGAATGTGCCCGATTTGTATTACCATTAGCAACACCGACTCGTCTGTATATGTCAGGTAGTGTTCGTTCTTGGATACATTATATTGAACTTCGTTCTGGACACGGGACACAGAAGGAGCATATGGACATTGCTAATGCTTGTAAAAAAATCTTTACCGAACAATTCCCAACTGTAGCTGAAGCTATGGAGTGGGTCTAAATAGTACACATAACTTTATAATTATATGGCAACGTATCCTGTAGTTAATACAAAAACTGGTGAACAGAAAGAAGTAGTGATGAGTATCACAAAATGGGATCAGTGGTGTAAAGATAATCCTGATTGGTCGAGAGATTACTCTGATCCTTCGACTATGCCAGGTGTTGGTGAGGTGGGTGAGTGGAAAGATAAGTTAAGAAAGAAAGCACCAGGTTGGAATGATATACTTAAAAAAGTAAAGAAATCTGCACCAAGGAACCCTACTTTAAAATCACTTTAAATAAATGCCTAGAAAAAAGAAGACCAATGGTGAACAACCAATTGGAATTGGTTATACATCCAAACAAATGAAGAGAAAAAAACCAATAAGTA